TGCTTCGGCCTTGGCCTTGGCAACCTTCGCACCAGTCACAGCTTTCTTTTCTTCGACTTTTCCCTCGAGCCATGTGCCAGCTAAATTAGCTATCGGTCCTAAAAACTGTATCATTCGTCCTCCAAGATTTCCATGATCTCGCCAGCTTCAAGTCTAACCTTGAGTTGTTTACATGACCACTTTTTATCAAAGTCAGCAGTATGTCCCACGTTTCGTTTTATCTTGCGGCGTATGTTCAGGCACTCGGACAAATTCTTATAAGGCGTATATTCAACCCGCTCTTCACCTATCATAAGAAGTAGAACAAAAGTCATCTCAATCATTTGTTAGTCAACTTTTCGATGTTGTCCTCAATCTTTGTTAAGCGCCTGTCGTAAAACTCTAAAACTAGCTTTTGCTGTTGATCGTGTGGAGCATTACCTGATTCTATGTTTTCTGCTAGTTTTTCTAGCTCCCCAGCAAGATGCTCAATCATCATAAACTGCTCACTGTCTGCTGGCAGACTGCCCATCTCACCTCTAGGCCACTTAATACGGAACTCTGTATTCATATTCAGGTCTGTTTCCATCAGAATCAGCTTGTTCTCGATAGTGTTAAGACGTTCGATAACTCCAAAATAAGCCCATGTGCCAACAGTTGCAGCTATGAGCAACGCAATTAAATTGCGTATTGGCATAGCCAGTTCGGTGTTTTCGCTGAGTTTTGGCATGAGTCACTGTTCTACCTATCACGTTTCAAATCAGCCTGCGTATTAATCCGATACACATTTACATCGTTTCTGTCATTTGCAATCTGTTCCTGTAAAGCCTGACGCTGCATAGCCAGATCATATGATTGCTGTAGCTTGGCCTGATCAATCTGGAAGTCCAGAGCATCGTTCTGCATCTTACGCTGTATCTCAGCCGTATCGTTCTGCAACTCCTGCTGACGAATCTGAACCAGAGGATCAGGTGGTGTCTGAGGTTTAAGCATAGGAGCAAGCTGTTCCAAAGTCTCTGCGATCTGCTGTGCTACCGCAGCCTCTGCCGCATCAGGATTGATTTGAGGTGGCTGCTGCCCTGCTGCTATGGATTCCTGTATGCCTTTTTCAAGCATTTCTTTAATAACATCCCTAGCAAATATGCTGACATGATCTTGTATGTGCGCCTGCAATATCAAAAATGCCTGCGGATTTGCCTGTATGGCAGGTGACTGGATCATGGCAACGTGCACTCTGATATGCGCCATACTGTCCTGCTGCGGGAATGCCTGCAACTGTTGACCCTTCAAAGCCAAACCATTCTCTGTTGCAGGATCTTTTGGTGCAGGTGGTTGTGGTGGTGGCAGGATAGAGTCGATGTTCTTTACATCCAGCGCATCATACATCCGGCGGTAGGCTTCATACAGATTGTGCATCTGAGGTGCGGCCTGCGCCAATTGAAGCTGTGTTTGTGCAAGTGACAAACGCTGGGCCATAGAAAAAATGGACGGGTCAGACACTGGGAGGATATCTACCCGCCCATCAAAATCCTGCGCCATTATCATCGGATTCACGTTCTGACCAACGGAATAAGGATAAGGCATAGGATTATTAGCAAAGATCTCTGCCAGCATGCGGAACTCGTTCTTCTGAGCATAGTGCAGACGTTTGTGAATACTCGAGATTACTTTTGATCCTTGTTCGATAAGGGCCACTGTAGTTCCCACGGGAGCATTGGAGTTGATATCTGCGACTTTGGTGTCCGTAACCTGTGCAAATCTTCGGCCCGAATCAACGACCACCCCAAGTAACTGAGCCAGCGTTCCAGAAGGCTCCTTGTATGGGAGAGGTATAATAGCATTCCTAATATCACCGCTAGGGGCATCAAGATCACGAAACTCACCCGGGTTAACAGGCTCGTCATCATTCCTAATGCGGACTCCCCGTGCCTTGAAGCCACCCGGTAGATTCGAGAGCGTACCAGCATCGATAAGCTGACGGAGTATAGACGTTGCAGCACGAGACAATCCTCCTATCATGTGTAGCAAACCAAAGCCATAGAACCCGAAACCGGGCAAAAACTTGTAATGTACAAAGTACTGACGCTTGCGACGAAGCGGATCTTCCTCACGAAAGTTGCGTACTATCGAAAGAATCTCTCCCGAAGCTTCGTCCATAGTGACGATATAGGGTAGTTTGATACCTGTTGGCTCACCTTGCGGGTCCACATCCTCAAATCCCTCAAGATCCAAGTCCACATGGATCTCAAAGAGTGTAAACATCTCATCAGAATACCCAGAACGTAGACCCTGAATCTCGTCAGCTTTGCCACGGATTGTTGAGTCAGACTGGTCATCGTCGCTCGGAGATAAGTCAACATCCCTATATATCCCTCCTACCTGCATCTTGCGGATCTCGTTCTCACTCATCCGCACTACATGTGTATACCGCTCCGCTGTCCTCAAATCAGACGCATGATACGGAACAACCAGATCTTCGGCAGGAACAAACTTCGATACCGCCCTCTGCTTTGTCTGGTCAAAGTAAACTTTCTTGAACGTAGATCCGGTAATCGGCAGATAGAACAGCATCTGATCCGTGTCCTGATCAAACTCCTCCATCACTTCCGTGATCTGAAAGTTCATGAAATCCTTTACACGTTGAGCCTGTTCCTCAACCATACGGTTCTGATCGCCAAGAATCTGCGTCTTTACAGGACCGCCCGGTGGCAACATCTCTTTGTATGCCTGCGCCTGAAACTGCGTAATCGCCTCAGATAACACAGGATGCGTTACACCACTTGCCCCCATGAACGGCTCAGACCGCTCATCGTAATTAATACCAAGTAACGTCAGGCCCTTCGAAATGGCCTCTTCCCACTCGGAGCGACCCTCCTTGTCCTCATCAACTAACCCCCCAAGATCCGAGGACAAAGAACCAAGCGTAGATCTATCTAGAACCTCGGCCAGATTTGCATTGTGATCATAGACTTCCGCCTCGACCATAACCGTTTCTTCCGTGCCAACAAGCTCAATACCGGGCGGAAGATCTTCCATACCGGGCAATGCTATTTGGACCTCGGTCATAGCATCTTCGGGCACGGCTGCTGGTCCACCCGGACCCATGGCCTGCTCCATCATTCCTGCAATCTGTCTTGGTTCAATAGCCATTAGAAGATTCCTTTAAATGTTCCGCCGCGCTTTTTCATGACAGCGCCATTTCTGTTTCTTAAAATTTCATCCTTGTACGCTTCATCTGTAAGGGCTTTGCGTCTTGCTCTTTCAGCACCCACATTTCCCTGACGTTTCATTGTACCAAAGACGCTATCAGGTGTATCAAGAACCGCCTGTAATTCTTTGTCTGTCATGTCCTCTAGGAACTCTACACCCAACTTTTTTCTCAATCTGTTTAAAGCAGAGGCATCAGTTGCCCGAACAACCTTTTTTTTCTTTTTCTTGTCGCTCATCAGAATACTCCTTTGAATCTTTGAGGTCTGGCGATGGGACTAAAACCTTTGATCATGCCGCCGTCGGCTTTTTCAGCCAACTTTGCCATTCGAGCTTTGCGACTGCTTTCTATCTTCAGATATCTGTCGTACTCTTTGTCAGTGAGGTTTGTAATATCTTTTTGAGCTTTTAACATAATCTCTTTATCTGTAAGCATTAGCTAAACATCCCTAAAATTTTTTCCATAACTGTGGGAGATACCTGTTCACGCTGCGGCGGAACACCTCGCATACCTAGCTCCTCAAGTGCGGCTTGGTCAAGTTTGTCCAACATTGACCCTTGTGCTCGATACTTGTCTTTGTCTAATTCTCTAGCGTAACCTTCTGACTCAGCTCCAGCCCTGCCTTGCATGAGATCCATTAAATACTCTTCTCGACGCAACGGCATGTTTGTGAATTTCCCTCTGTCTGTTTGCAGCTTTCTCATACCTAAATGAGCTAACTCCTCCATTAAAGTAGAAAGATCTGCACCCCTTGGTGTGTCGTCCTCCCCTGTATCGTAATAGATCGTCGATCCTTCTTCTGGCGGTAATAATGAAGCAATACCTTGTTTTTGTAAAACCTGAGTAGTAAGAGGATACTCTTTTGAAAAACTCTCTGCATTTAGAAAGGGTTTAGAGTCAGGATTTGCAGATTTTGTATATCTTGACGAAGGCAGCATTATCCCTCTAAAACCTTTTCTAAGACCATACGCATCGAACCCCTCTTCTCCGCCCTGTAATCCTGCTAAGATTTCTCCTCCAGGTCTGCTAAGATCACCAATAACCTCACCGCGCTCAATCATATCAAAACCCAACCTGGCAAGAGGATTCACTCTTAAATAAGGTTCGAGTTCAGCACGAAGTTCTAGGTTCGCAAACTGCGCTCCTACTTTTTTATTGAAGTCTTCCTGCGTCTTGGTTGACTTTTTAGGTTTTGGTTTTGGGACTTCCATTTTACGAATATACCCTAAATAAATCACCTATACCAGAACGCATGTCTACAGGACCGCCGCGCTTGTATCTGCGAGGCAGTAAGTTATCTCTCCCAGCTATCGATTCATCGCTTTTACTGAAGTTTAAATCTAAATAAGTCACTGGATGATCTACGTTTGCATCCATATGATCTTCTACAAACTCATCTGGAGTCAATTTTCCCGTTCTAAGATCAGGAAATTCTTTTTTCAACTCTTCAATATATTTTTTAGGTGCTTCTTCATAAGTGATTTTAAAAGCTTTTGCGTCCACTCCTCGAAGCTCCGCCACATCTCTGTAATCAGGAAAGTAAATTCTATCTATTCCGCTTGCTCTAGCATCTTTAATAACCATCGCTATATTGTGACGAGCAGCCTGCTTTTGGTTTCTAAATGGCTGATTAGTAACAAACTCAACATCTGTCTCTCTTATCGGCGCACCCACATACTGATTTTTATACATGTACTCAACAAGCTCATCACTCTGTGAGTTAAATATTTTGTCACGCTTTTCGTTTACACGAGATGTAAGGTTGTCCCTCTGTATTTGAAGGTCCGTTGCATCTCTTCTATTTTGAACGGCCTCTCTTTTTTTAACATTAAAAGCCTCTTGCTCTTTGACTATAGACTTAAAATCAATCTGTCTGCTGTCAGGAATTTCACTCAATAGATTTCTAACAAACATGGTTGAGTCTTCACTCGTCTGTAAAACGTCAGAAAGTCTAATCGGTCTAGCGCCTATACTGCCGTCAAAATTACGACCTCTGTTTATACTTTCAATGGCAAACTGTTCGATCTCTCTTGAAATTTTTAAAGCAGCAGAATCAATTTTGTTTTTAATTCTATCTGAATCCTGAAGTTCAGGACGGGCGATGCGATGCGGAGATCCAAAAGCGCGAGAGTCTGAGGGAAAATCAATTCCTTTTCTCAACGCTTCTTTCAACTGATCGGCATTAAGCATTAACTCTTTTGTAGAGTTTTCATTTAACACACCCTGCAAAACACCTTTTAAAAAACCAGGAGCGGCGACACTAAACTCTGCGTCTATCATGGCTCTGCTGGCTCCCGGCTGTCTCATGCTCTTACCAATTGAAAGAAAAGACTCGGCTCCTTCTGTTACCGTCCTATTGAAGCCGTTTTTTCTGTCATATTTTTCAGAGTCAAATGCTCGTTCTTTCTGTTTTATTGATGCAACTTTTGCATCTAAATCTAACTGTTCTTGTCTGAACCCTTGAAATGCTTTGTAATCAGGAGAATCTTGAAGCTGTGAAATCTTGCCTTCAATCTCATCAATTTTAGCTGGCGTTAAGTCAATAAAGTTCTTTTTTACTTTATCTGAAATTGGCTCTTTACCGTATTGCTGTTGCACAACATCAAACTGATTTTCTTCAACAAAACGAGAAACCCCACCTGAAGCATCATTGTGATCGCTAAATCGCACATGTGCAAAACTTCCCCTGACATCAGGATGATGCGTCAGTTCTTTTGTGGATGCTTCTGGAGCCTTGCGGTTGTAAACAACCAGTTCTCCGTAATCAACTTCAGAGGCAACGTTTGGCTTTATAAGACGCTGCGTATCCTCGTGTAGGAATGCCCCGTAATTGGGATCCATATCTTCAAAGTCCTCGGCCTGTCCTCTTGACTTATATTTCACCGTATAATCTACGTCAGGGGCGTTTTCTTTCACATAAGTCAGATAGTCCGAGGCGGGGCGTTTTACGGTTCTGTTACTAGCAGCAAAAGCATCGATCCCAGATACCTCTATTTCAGCGTCCGTAACCCCCGCCTTTTTTAAACGAGGTATCAACTGCTCCCCAGTAAATCCCTTTTTACCCTCTCCTAAAACCTGCTTTGAATTAGCTAATACAGACTCCAACGGCGAATAGTCCTGCACGAAAAAGTAATCATTATCTGAGTCACCATAAATTGAGGCACCTCTTTTAACGGCAGGATTAAGAACTGGCTTAACTTCGCCCGGGGTCCCAGGTTCGCCGACCGTTTTCTCAAGTGGCACGAACTCGTCCGAACCCGCCTCCAAATCCCTGACCATAGGTCCAAGGTTCGAGGGCGAAGAATCCATCTCAATGTTGCCAGATCCTTTGGCCTCGATCCCCGAACCGCGAGTCCTTTTCATAAACTTACCGACTAACGGAGCTATGCCCTCGAAGGCTTTTTCTCCAGCCTTGCCCAGTGCACCACCAAGACCCGCACCAATCGCGGCACTGGTCGCAGTCCCCTCTACACCTTCTCCCTCACCTACACCATAGATGCCACCCTCAAGAGCACCAATCTTCGCCGCACCCCTTAAACCACCACGAAGAGCCAGACCAGCCAGACCTAGACCCGTGGGTATAGAACCTACAATTTCTGATCCATAAGCAGCCACAGGGTTGGTTTCACGAAACTGTTCAATAGACTCACGGATGTCAGCAACTTCTTCATCGTAAGATCTGTCACCTGTCAGCGCACGAAACCGGGCCTCTAACTCATCACCAAAGCCAAAAGTAATACCCTGACCAACCGCTCTGGCTAAGTTACCCGCATAGTTTGAATTGTTGTCTTCAGCCATGTTACCCTGCGTACATCGTAAACAATTTACCTATCCCATTACGAAGATCTATAGGACCGCCGTCAGCTTTGCGTATGTCCCTTGACTCTGCCGCTTCGGGATCAAACTCCGCGAACCTAGAACGAAGCTGACTACCATCAAATACAACGTAGTCTACCCTGGTTTCTGGAATATCTGTATCACTTTCACGAATCATAATTCCATCGTGACCCTCTTTTTTTAGCGCCTCGACAAATTCTGTGTTGTCCCCATCAAAGTTGGCAACGTCAAACTCTAAGTCTTCGTAAGTCTGATACTCTTTGGGATTCTTCATTTTTAACTTTAGTGGGTAGATTGCTCCGGCTTCGCCTGCCATAGCAAACTCATCTGCAACTCTTGGAGACTCACTAACCCATGTCCCTAAATCTGACATGAAAGTGCTTGAAAACTTATCCTCTGAACCTTGAAAAGCCGTGATACCGCCGTACTCACCCAAGGGGTCTTCGACCATTATCTCTCTTTGACCGCCCGGCAAAGGACGACCCTGTTTACCATAAACCTCTTCAGGACCTGCCATAACACCTATAGATGTCGCCGTGTCTCCTTGACCGTGGTAAACATCTCTAGAA